AGCAGGTGCATTTTTTGGAGGACCCGAGTTGCCCGAGTTGACTCGCGCAGAGAGCCTCGCCGCCGATCGAGACCGGCTCGAAGCCGCTATCGCCAAGGCCGAGCCCAGAGAGCTGCCCGCCCTGGTTCGCGAACACCGCGCCGTGCTCAAGGAGCTTGAGGCGCTGGCGAAGCCGCAGAAGGGATCGACGCGTGACCAACTCGCGGAGAAGCGTGCGGCGCGGAAGGCAGGAGCCGCGGGTACTGCTGCGGCCGAAGTTCGACAGTGAGGAAGACGCGCACGACGCGGTCGACCTGATCGGCACCTGTGGGCAGACGCTCGACCCGTTCCAGGTGTTGCTGGTCTGCATCACCCTTGCGACCTTGTCCGGCCGCCTGTCTGCCTCCGAGGTCGGGGGCCTTGTTGCCCGGCAGAACGGCAAAGGCGGCTGGCTCGAGGCGGTTGCGATCTGGTCGTTGTTCGAGCCGTACCTCTATGGCGAGCTCGAAGGCCGCAAGAACACGACGCTGTGGACGGCGCACGAGCTGAAGACGTCCGATGAGGCGTGGGCTCGGGTCAAGTCGTTGATCGAGGCAAACTCCGATCTCGCCGCCGAGGTCGTCACCTGGAACGGTGGCCTGACCGGGACGCACATCATCGAGCTACGCGATGGCTCGCGGCTGATCTTCCTGGCGCGGTCGAAGTCCTCGGGTCGGGGGTTCTCGCCGCGCCGCATCATCTTCGACGAGGCGCAGGAGCTTTCGGCGCTGGCGTTCCGGGCGATGATGTATGCGACTTCGGCGCAGGGTGCCCGCCGGCAGTTGATCTTCGCCGGCACGGTTCCGTCGCTGGAGAACGACTCGGCGATCTGGACCGGTGTCCGTGACCGCGGTCGGTCGGGCAAGGTCTCGCGGCTCGCGTGGGCTGAGTGGACGCCGGAGGGTTCGGACGACCCTCGGACGCCACCGGACCCGGAGGACTGGACCGCGCGCGCGTGGGCAAACCCGGCGCTCGGTGCTCGCATCCTTGCCTCGACGATCGATGAGGAGTGGGAGGCGGCGCAGGCCGACATTGAGGGCTTCATGCGGGAGCGCATGTCGGCGTGGCCGGGCGGTGGCCACGGCTCGTTCCTGTTCTCCAAGTGGGGTGAGCGCGTCGGCGAGGCGGGCATGCCGTCCGCGTTCGGCGTGACCTGCGACTTGCAGCGCAAGGGGCTGTTCCTCGCTGGTTCGGACGGCGCATCGGTGGTCCTGGTGACACCGCAGGCGTTCGAGGCTTCCGGGCCGTGGGTGCCGATGAAGGATCTCGACTTGTTCGTCTCCGAGGTCGGGCGCATCGCCGGCACCACCCCGGTGTGCCTGCAGGAGAAGGGGCCCGCGTGGCACCTGCGGGAGGCGTTCGAGACAGCTGGCGTGCGGGTCACGCCGGTCACGTTCGAGGAGTTCGTCGAAGCGGGAGCCGAGATGGAGCGGCGGGTCGAGGTGGGCGACCTGATCCACCCCGGCGACGCAGACCTGGACGCAGATGTCCGCAAGGCGACGTGGCGCAAGGTGAACAACCGCCTCGTCCTGTCCGGCGATGCGCCGGCACTCGAGGCGGTCGCCCTCGCGCTGCACGCCTCATCCAAGCCGGCACGAGAGTTCTGGGGGGCGATCGGGTGAAGCGCATCTGGGTCGCCTACGCATCTGGCGTCGCATCACTCTCGGCGGCCGGCTTCTGCTCCCCGCTCTGGTACTTGGGCTTCGTGCCCCTCGGCGCCGGCCTGACGTGGGCCGCCTATGACCTCGTGGAGGTAGACGATGGCGAGTCTTCGTCAGCTCCGCAGCGGTGATACCCGCAACGGGTTCGATGACCTGCAGACGTGGATCAAGATGGCCGGCGCGCAGTTCCCGGTGCAGACCTCGGCCCTGCTGGGTTCTGTAGACACTCCGAGCGCCAGCGTGGAGGCGTTTCGAGAGATCTACCGGACCAACGGCATCGTGTTCGCCTGCGCGGCAGTGCGGCAGCGAATCTTCTCGGAGGTGACGTTCCGGTTCGCCTCGGTGAACAACGGACGCATCGGGCGCCTCTTCGGCACGCCTGACCTGTCGATCCTCGAGCACCCGTGGCCGAACGGGACGACGGGCGAGCTTGCGGCGCGGATGATCCACGACGCCGACACAGCGGGGAACTTCTACGCGGTGCGGCAGGGCAATCGGCTCTACCACCGCGACCCGAGCAAGACGTCGATCATCCTCGACGGCGACCCCGCGCAGGACGAGTTCGTGAACGTGGTCGGCTACGCGTACCGACCCAACGGCAAGCAGGGCCCGCTCTACACATACGTTCCGGAGCAGATGTGCCACTGGTCGCCGCTGCCCGACCCGGATCACCCCTACAAGGGCATGTCGTGGATCACCCCGATCTTGCGCGAGATCCGCTCGGACAACGCGGCCACGGACCACAAGGCGCAGTTCTTCGCCAACTCGGCGACCCCCAACATGGTCGTGAAGTTCCCCGAGAACGTGATGAACCAGGACCAGTTCGACCGCTTCAAGGCGAAGATGGAGGCGGAGTACGCGGGCTCGCGCGGGGCTGGCAAGACCCTGTACCTGGCGCCCGGTGCCGACGTCCAGGTGGTCGGCAAGGACTTCGCGGAGATGGACTTCTCCAATACGCAAGGCCGCGACGAGACCCGCATCGCGTCGGCTGCCGGCGTGCCCGCAGTGATCGTGGGCCTCAAGGAGTCGCTGGCGGGCTCGTCGCTGAACCAGGGCAACTACGCCGCCGCTCGCCGCTCGCTCGCCGACGGCACGATGCGCCCGCTGTACCGCTCGGCCGCGGCGGCACTGGAGACCATCGTCCCAGCGCCGCAGGGCAAGGGTCCGGCACGGCTTTGGTACGACGACACACAGGTGGCGTTCTTCCGCGAGGACCGCGCTGACGCCGCGACCATCCAGTCCACGCAGGCGAACACGATCAAGGCGTACATCGACGCCGGCTTCGAGCCTGACTCGGTGATCGCCGCCGTCGAGTCTGAGGACCGCAGCCTCCTCAAGCACAGCGGCCTCTACAGCGTGCAGCTCCAGAAGCCGGGCGCTGCCGACACTTCCCCGACAGGAGTGACCCCATGACCGAACTCCAGCACCGTCCGCCCGCATTGGACGACCTGTGCCGCGAGGTGTCCTTCGAGCTGCGCGACGCCGGGGGTTCGGCCGGGGACGGCAACACCCTCGACGGCTACGGAGCCGTGTTCGCCAGCCCCACCCGGATCAACTCGTGGGAGGGCATCTTCGACGAGGAGATCGCCCGGGGCGCGTTCAAGAAGTCGCTGTCCGAGCGCACGCCCGTCCTGCAGTTCGACCACGGCCGGCACCCGATGGTCGGCTCGATTCCGCTCGGCTCGTTCGAGACGCTGGCCGAGGACGACCGGGGCCTGCACGTCGTGGCCCGCCTGCACGACAACTGGCTGGTTCAGCCGGTGCGCGACGCGATCGCGTCCAAGGCGATTCCTGGCATGTCGTTCCGCTTCTCGGTGGTCAAGGAGGAGTGGCGCACGGCGGCGGGCGAGCTGTTGACCGACGAGGCGGAGATCTCCCGCCTGCTGTGGGCGGCGACCGAGGACGCCCCGTCGACCATCCTCAAGCGCACGCTCAAGGAGGTCCGGCTCTACGAGGTCGGCCCCGTCGTGTTCCCCGCGTACACCGACACCACCGTCGGCGTGCGCTCGCGCGAGTTGATCTCGTTGCTCTCAGACCCCCAGGTGCGCGCCGAAGCGGCTGCGTTCCTGGCAGGCACTCCATCCGAGCCGAGCGAAGCCGCAGGGGCTTCCGGTGAGGGGCGAGCCGCATCCCTCGACGAGGAGCCGACCGAGCCGGTCACTCCCGTCACGCCCGTTCCATCACTTGCGGTGCTTGACGCCGCACTCAGGACTCAAGGAGTCACGAAATGAACATCGAGAATCTCCGCAAGGAGATCGAGGAGCTGGACGCCAAGATGCGCTCCGCTCTGTACGCCGAGGATGGCGAGCTTCGCGACGATGTGACCGAAGAGGTTCGCGCCGAGGTTGCTGCCGATCTGAAGCTTCGCAACGAGAGGGTCGCCCTCTTCGAAACCCACGAGGCGATCAGGGAAGCCGCCAAGCTCCCCGAGCGCACCGTCGAGCCGAACCAGGCCCCGGCCGTCCACATCCAGCGCGACGCGCTCGAGGTCGCCGAGGACCGCTCCTCGACGCGCATGCAGATCGCCGACGCGGCGATGCGTCAGCTCGAGGACAAGGTCGAGGCGCCCGAGAACCAGGCGCACGTCCAGAAGATCCTGCGAGCGCACTCCGGTGACCGCGAGTGGGCGCGCGGCATCATCCTCCGCTCGACCGACGAGTACGCCTCGGCGTGGCTCAAGGTCATCCAGGGCCGCGAGTTCGCCCTGACCAACGAGGAGCGCACCGTCCTCGGTGTGACGACCAGCGCGAACGGCAAGTACCTCCTGCCGACGCACTTGGACCCGACCATCATCCTCACCTCGACCCTGTCGACCAACGAGGTCCGCAAGCTCGCTCGCGTCGTCACCCTGACCGGTGGCGCTCCGGCGTGGAACGGCATCACCTCCGCGGGCGTCACGGCGTCATGGGACGGCGAGGTCGTGGAGGTCAGTGACGACAGCCCGACCTTCGGCAACCCGAGCATCAGCACCGTCCGGGCGCAGGCCCTCGTGCAGGCGTCGATCTCGGCCGTGGAGGACATCGCCGACCTCGGCACCGATGTGATGATGATGTTCGCGGACGCCAAGGACCGACTCGAGGGCGCCGCTCACGCGACCGGCGTGGGCACCACGACCCCGAAGGGCGTCTTCACGGCCGTTGCCGCGGCGTCCAAGACGGTCACCTCGGGCACGGCTGCCACGATCGCGCTGGCGGACCTGCACTCGGTCTACCAGAGCGTTCCGAAGCGTTACCGCGGGAACGGCACCTGGCTTGCCAACCCGCTGTACACGCTGGCGATCAAGGCGCTCGGCACCGCCGTGTCGGCGTCCTTCTCTGGCGACCTGCGTGAGCCGGTCGCGGGCCGCATCCTCGGCGCTCCCCTCGTGGAGTCCGACGACGCTCCGTCCGCCCAGACCACGACCGCGCTGGACCAGGAGGTCCTGTTCGGAGACTTCTCGCAGTTCGTGATCGTGGACCGTCCCGGCGGCATGAGCGTGGAGTACATCCCGCACCTGTTCAACACCGCCACCAACCTGCCCGACGGTCGTCGGGCTTGGTACGCGACGTGGAGGAACGGCTCGGACGTGACCAACGCCGACGCCTTCCGCCTGCTCGTGGACAAGACCTCCGCCTGATCTGAGGTCAACAAGCTGGCGCTGCCCCCGAGTCTCCCGTTCTCGGGGGCAGCGCCACTCAACGGGAAAGGAATCACCCCATGCCACACCCCAACCAGCCCGTCGTCGTGCGCCACCCCGACGTGGTCGGAGTCATGGTTGCGCTGCACCCCTCGGCCGAGTACGACGCGGACGACCCGATCGTGCGCGCGTACCCGCAGTTCTTCGCTGACATTGAGGACTCGGGTCGGATCGTCGAGAGCGTCAAGATCGAGAGTGCTTCCGCCGCACCCGGTGAGAAGCGGTCCCGCAGCCGGGCGAAGTGAAGCCGGGAACGGTCGCGGTCGGCTTCCTCGACCCCGGCCACTGGTCCCACTGCTTCGGCCAATCGCTGATCGATCTGTACCTGTGTGACGCTTTCGGCTCCAAGCGGCTCGTGCCGCACGGCAAGCAGCTCCGCGACCACTGCCAAGCAGGGGCGGTCCCGGACGGGCGCAACAAGCTCGCGCAGCAGTTTCTCGACTCGACCGAGTGCGAATGGCTGTTCATGGTCGATTCCGACATGGGCTTCGCGGCCAACACCATCGACCGACTCATCGAGTCCGCCGACCCCGCCGAGCGCCCCGTCGTCGGCGGCCTGTGCTTCGCGCTGCGGCGTGATGGGCTCGGCGAGTTCTACGGCCAGAAGTACATCGTGGTCCCCACTGTGTACGAGTTCGTCGACAGCGAATCCGAGGTCGGGTTCCGTTCGGTCGTTGACTATCCCCGCGACGCGCTGCTGCGGGTCGACGGCACGGGCGCGGCCTGCATCCTGATCCACCGCACGGCGCTGGAGAAAGTTCGCAAAACGGTCGGCGACCACTGGTTCGACCCAGTGCGGCACGGCGGCTCGACCTACTCCGAAGACCTGTCCTTCTGTCTGCGGCTCACCGCCTGCGACATCCCCCTGTGGGTGAACACGGGCGTCCGCACCACCCACGACAAGCACGGCGTGTTCCTCGACGAGGACGAATACGACCGCTGCCGTGCTCTCCACGCCACCCCCGTCGAGCAAGGAGCGTGACCGATGTCAGCACTTGCGCTCGACGAGGCCAAGGCCCACCTCAACATCACGACCGACAACTACAACGCGGAGTTGCAGGCGGTCATCGACTCGGCGGAGGCGGCGCTAACCGAGCGCGTCGGCCCGCTTGTGTCCACATCGGTCACCCGGCGGATTCCCGGCGGCACCTACCAGCTCGCACTGCCCGTGACGCCGGCCGTCAGCCTGACGTCGGTGACGCCCTACTCGGGCACGGCGCTCACCCTGTCTGACCTGTACCTCGACACGAGGACGGGCCTGGTCACGTTCAACAACATGAGCCCCTTCGTAGCGGCGTATTACGACGTGGTCTACGACGCCGGCCGCTCGACCTGCCCCGCCGACTTGTTGTTCGCCGTCAAGGAGCTGGTCCGGCACCTGTGGGCGACCCAGCGCGCGGGTGCCCGCGGAGGCGCCTCCGCCGAAGGCAATGCAGCCCCGGGCGCGGCACATCTGCTGCCCTACCGTGTGGCCGAGCTGATCGTTCCGCACGCGCAGATCGGCGTTGGCTGAGGTGGCAACCGCCGCATTCCCGATCGTGATCGCCGCCCTCGTCTCCGCCGCCGACACGGCTCTCGCGGCGACGGACGCCGTCCGCGTGGTGCGCGGGTTCGACCTGTCCGATGACCCGTCCGATGTGGTCCTGATCGGCGTTCCGAACCTGTCCGACGTCAACGCGATCTCGGCCGGCACGTTCTCGCAGACGCAGGCCACGATGGGGACCCCTCGCAGCCGGGACGAGACGGGCACCATCAACTGCGTCGTCATGGCCCGCAATGGTGAGGGCGACCAGGAGGCGGCCTGTGCGGCCGCCTTCGGCTACCTCGCCGACATCGAGTCCGCCGTCCGCTCCGACCCAGCGCTCGGCGTCACGGCGTTCGGCTACCTCGTCGCCGAGATCAACTCCGGCGACGTGCTGGAGGACAAGGTCGACGGCGCCACTTGCGCCCTTCCGTTCACCGTCACCTACAAGGCCCGGATCTGAGGAGTCTCCCGATGCCGAAGTTGAAGAACATCAACCCGCTCGGGCACGTCGACGTGCCCCTGCTGCGTCGGCAGGGCGAGCCGTTCGACGAGCCCGGCGTCGGCTGCCTTGCGCCCGGCGAGGTGTTCGAGGTGTCCGACGACGTTGCTGCGCGGCTCCTCGGGCAGGTCGACAACTACGAGCTCGTGACCGAGAAGAAGAAGGGCTGAGGCCATGACCACGTTCCAAGACGCGGCGATCATGCTGAAGAAGGAGACGACCTACAAGACCGGCGTCACGGTCGACAGGTCGTTCGAGTTCCTCGACGAGTCGCTGGGCTGGGAGAAGTCCGTCAAGCAGGGGCAGGGCCTCCGCGCGGGCTCTCGCGTGGCTCGCTCGGCTCGGCGCGTGGTGCCCACGTCCGACGGCAAGGGCGACGTGACGGTCGAGTGCATCAGCAAGGGCATGGGCTACCTGTGGGAGCTGTGCCTCGGCTCGGGCACCTCGACGCTGGTCTCGGCCTCGACCTACCAGCAGGTGTTCACGCTGGCCGACACGATGCCGTCGGCGACGCTGCAGAAGCAGTTGCCGCGCGTGGACGGCACCCTGGACGCCTATACGTTCCTCGGTGCGATGGTCGACAAGTGGGAGTTCAACTGCCCCAATGGCGACATCGCGACCCTGAAGATGTCGTTCGACATCGGCGACCTGACGACGGCGACCGCGACGGGCACCAACTCCTACCCGGCCTCGACGGCGAACCTGTTCCACTTTGCGAACGGGTCGATCTCCAACGGCACGCTGACCGCGCCCACGACCACTGTGCTCGGCTCGGCGGCCACCCCGCTCGCGTCGGTGCGGTCGTTCAAC